TCAGTCAATCAAGATCTTCCGCACCGGGCGCACCGGGAACTCGGTTGACTTGGCAACCAACTGGTACTGGCCGATGTCCACAAAGTCCATGGTGAAGGCACCGCACTCGTTGCTCTGCGTACTCGACCACGGCCAGCCCCATGCCTGCTCGCCCAGGTTCATTCGAATCTCATTCAACTCACCAATGGCTGGCAGGTAGAAATCGCTATGGCCGTCGGCCTCGTACGCAACCGCGGCCTTTACTGCGAGGTATTCGCCACCGTCGGCGATCAGTGCGGCAGTGTTGCCTGGCCCATCGAACATACTGGCTGCAGGTGACTGAACGTTGTACGGCCCCCATGCCATGCGCCCCAAGTCTTCGCCGATGATGACGTAATAGGAGCGTTCGCCGTTTCGGCCGGGGATGATGCCGCCATAGATGCCGCCTTGGCCTGGCCAGACTTCGCCCAGTGCGGGGATGGTTTGAGTTGTGCTCATAGTGCCTCCGTTAATAAGCCGTATTGTCAGCCAGGAATGTTGCTGAGTTGGTGAGGGCGCTATTGCCAGTCCAAGTGCCTGTTGGGTAGTAATTGCCCTTGCCGAACACGTTTACAAGAGTGCCGCCCGTGCTAAATGCAGAACCTGTTATGTCCCTAACGACGTTACCAGCGATCGGTACATCATTGGCCCCGCTGGCTATTGCTATGCCAGATGCGCCGGTTACTTTTCGAATACGGTGACCGATCAGCGTGCCACCGGTGAAACTTGCGCCGTTGATACGGATTACTGCTTGAGTCCCGCCCGCGCCTGTAACGTCCGTCGCGATGAAGTCTTCGATGAATATGCGTTCATGCGCTACGACAGGTGCTGGCAGCGTGATCGAGATACCGCCACCCATGCGCGTGGCTTTGTTCCCCCTGATGGTCAGATCGGTGCAGTCCCTGGCACCATCCCATGTGCCGAGAATAGCGCTGCCTGGGATGTTCTCGAATTCGTTGCTCTCGATGAGCAGGTTTCTTGGGTGAGATGTAATCACGACACCTTGTCCGCACCGATGGAAGTTGTTTCCGGAAACCTCAATATTGCGCTCGCGCGGGTTAATACCCTGGAAGCAGCCGACCAGCATATTTTTATAGATCCGGACCCGGTCAGCATCGTTGTGTGTGGCAATGCCGGCGTGCCAGGTGTTGATGATGTAGTTGTTGTAAATATCAAGCTCGCGAACCACGCCGATGATACCCAGGCCCAAGCCAGCCGAAAGGTGTGAGGTCACGACGGCATGACGCATGTTCTCGAAGAAGTTGTGGTGGATCTTCACCCAACTGCTTGAACTGCTTGGGACGATTCCATAGTTCACGGTCGTGTTCGCGCCCTGCGGGTCGTGCTTCACCCTGCACCAGGACGCCTCGGCGTCGTAGCAACTCTCGAATCGGACAGCGGAAGAATCGACGCCCAGGAACTTGCAGTGCACCTTCACGGTTTCGCCGTAGAAGAACACAATGCCGATGTCGCCAGAACCTGAAGCTGGTCGCCCCTTGCCCTTGATCGTCACGCCCTCGCGAATGGTCACGTTCTTCATGGTACTCAGCAGGCGTACCTGGCCAAGGTTGGCAACGCTGTAGCCGATCTCGTCGACGATTGGGTCGGACAGTTCCAGCTGGCCAGCGCTGATGATGCGCGCCACCTTGCGCGTTTCAGCGTTGCTGACCGCGGTCGAAGTATCGATGAAGTCGGCGGCATTGCCAGGCGTGCCGATTTCGATGATGTCGCCGGCAGCGATCCCCGCTGTGTCGACGGAAATGACCTTTGTACCTGGCGTTGCGTTTGTGGTGAGCGCGCGTGCCGCTCCTGCGGTTCCGGGAAACCTGAACAACGGATCGGCGACGGCGCTTGCGTAGCTCGCGTTTGAGCTGAAATCGAGCGTGCCTCGCCCCTGCAGGTCCAGGTTGCTGCGCCCGGTCAGCCGAGACACGGTGAAGCTGGTGCCGAACTCACCCAGCGACAGTGCACCCGAGGTGCCGTTGATCGCCGCCTGGATCGTGGCAGTGTCGTAGATGACGTCGCCCGTGCCCAGCCGATGCTCAGTGTCGAACTCAAACACGGTCGGCACCTGGTTGTCGGCGAAGCTATTGAGCGCGCCCACGCTATGCCTGGTCTGCGGTTCAGCTGCTGGGGTTGGTACAGGCTCAGCGGCACCAGATGGCGCACCATCTGCCGGGGCTTCGCTCATGAGGAAGTGGCCGAGACGGCCGTGGATGAAGAGGTTCATGCGTTTGCCTCGTCGGGTTTAGCGTTCTCCGCGACCATCACCTGGCACAGGTGCGGGTGCGGGTCGTAGATCTGGTGAAACAGGCACGCAGCCTCAAGCTGCCGCCAAATCAGCCGACGGCCTCGTGAATCGGGCATCAGCCACTTGAAATCCTGTTCGTCCTGGAAATCCTTCAGGCGCTGCCCGTCCTCCCGCTTCTGCAGGATCTCGGCGCCATGGGAATTCCTTACTTCGCGATGGGGCAGGCCCTGCTGACCCATTCCTGCAGGGCCGTCAGTTGGCGGATGGCGGCGTCACCGTCGTTGGCGATTCGGACAATTCGTTCAGCAGCCGCTGGGTCAAGTCCGGCTCGCGCTTCTGCATGACCCAGGCCGGCGGCAGTGGAAGATCCGGCGGTGCTGTAACTGGTGGCGAGGACTGACAGCCGCTTGTTGCCAGCAGCAACAGAAGCACGCAGATCGGCATTGGTCTGGTTCGCACGTTCGCGCTCCTGGGTGTGTTGGGTGTCGAGGTCGGCCAACAGGCGGATGGTGTTGCGGCGGGACTCGGCAGCCGCCTCCAGCGTGCTGACCTGCTGGGTGGCGTGGTCCAGTGCCAAGGACTGGGCCTCGATCTTCTGCCAGCCGGCGTAGATGACCACGCCGCAGGCCACCAGGGCGGCTACCAGGTAGTTGGTCACGCCAGAGCCCGCCGCACACCTTCATTGATAATGGCGTCCGGATATGGATTGCTGCCGTTCTCGTGAATGATGATGCCGAGCACCATCCCGCGCAGAGTGGCGGGGTCTTTGATGTCGATCAGGTCCCTAGCCCGAACGCCCAGGCGCTTTGCAACAGCAGCGGCGTAGGCCTGGGTGTCGTTCTCGTTGTTTGGCGCCCAGCGGTTGATGGTTTCGAGCACTGTGTCGATGCCCTTCCCGCCCACGCCGGGCATACCGTCCTTGTCGCGATAGTTGATCAGCAGCTTTCCCAGGGCACGAATGCCGTTTTCAGGATGGTCGAAGCGAGCGAATCGCGGGTTGGATACACCTTCCTCCAGCCCGAGCTGGCCTTGCCAGGCGTTTCGCAGGTTGTAATCGATATTGCCGGGATTCTTGTTGCGAACCCCGCGTGGTGTAGTCATGGCTTTTCTCCAGGCAAAAAAAATCCCGCAACATGTGCGGGATGTTGATGTTTGATATTTCTTAGGGGCTCAGATAAATCGTTCCACCTCCAACGATGATCATGCCGAAGCCCTCATGGATGTGTGTGCCGAGCGTCTTGAGCCTGGCCTTCAGCCTTGGGCCTTACGCGACAAGAACTGATCGGAGTAGCAGCGAAGTTTCTCCACACCCATGAACCCTACAGCGCCCCCGGCGAACGTGGCCATGCCCTGCGGCAAACCCATCCATTCGAGCAGCGGCACCAAGGCCAAGGTAATCAAGCCGCACAGCGCGCCCTCAAGCAGCATCTGTCGGCGGTTGCCTTCCCCATACACCACACGAAGCACGGCGATTGCGACGGAAAGGCCGGCAGCCCCCAGGTGAGGCTGATGGGCGATCACCCAAGCAATCAGGGCGGCCCAAAGGCCGGGATCTTTCTCTGTCATATGGCCCATCTCGATTCCTCCCGCTGTGGGGAGTGGATATGAAAAAGCCCGCTTCATCAGCGGGCTCAGTGAAGCAAACTAGAAGTTGGTAGGTGCCCAGGTACCAGGCGTGCCTGCCGCGGTACAAGTCTGCTCACGCACCGAACCGGCTACCCCAGTAGGGTTGATGTTCTTGATGCGATCTCCACGCTTGAACGTGCCAACTGTCGGAGCAATACCGGCTCCCCAGAAATCCGCAGGCTCCCAGCTGTTCTCACTGGATAGGTTGCGCGAAGTACCTACCGATACATACGGGGTAGTTACTCCAGCGCCCACAATGTTGCCATGAATCCGGTTCAGTGCACCCGCTGAGTAGAAGCCTCGGCTATTACCCGAAACATCCGAAACAGTATTCTCCTCCAACACAATTTCTTGTGCTGATGTGGTGTTGGCAAAAATGCCGTAGTTCACAGTGTTTTTAGTTACGCAACGAGACATCCGCACTTTGCCGGTACAGTAGGAAAGGTTGATACCCTCACCACCACAAGCCTCGACGTTTGCGGTGATGTTGACGTCAGTGCAGCCCGTAACGTGTACACCGATACGGCCGCAGTTCTTGATTCGCGCCTTGGCGATGGTCAAGTCCTGAATGCTGGTGCACGTAACGCCGTGTTCATCGCTCTTATCAGAGTAGACGGCCTCTACTGTACACACCTCGATGTTACGAAGACGCACCACACCGGTGAGGTTAACACCGACGTTTGCCTGGTTATCCTGGCCCTTCGAGCTGGTACAGTGCACGGACTCGATAGTTGCTATGGGAATTGACTCAGCTGGGGTAGAACCCGTCACTTCGATCACTGGAATCTTGCAATCAATAGTCCGGATCTGCCCAATCGACACGGTACAACGAACTGGGCCAGTGGATGATGGTGAAATGTTGATACCGCCTACGCAGTTTTCGAAACGCCCCTTGAGCGCAGTGAACTCCTTCAGCGAGGACTTGCCCCGCAATGGGATGCTGTAGCAATCAATGGCACGGACATCTTCAACGAAGAGGTTCTCCCCGTTACCGTAAACATCGATGCAGCCGATACCATTCATTGCAGTTGCCCAGCTACCATCGTAACCCGGCCCACCGCGCCCCATGCGGCGCAAGTTAGTCCTACCGGTCAAGGTAATGGAACACTGGCCGGAGGTCAGTGGATCCCGCCCGACGTAGGTGCCCAGAATCGCAGTTACCGAATACTTTCCTGTGCTGATTGGATTTTCGAAGTCGGCCCAAAAGTTATGGCAGCTCAGCTGAACATAGTCGGCACACAAAATGTAGTTCGGCGAGTAACCCAGTGCGGTTGGCGTGTTTGGGTCACCGCGGCCGGCACCGTAGCGAGTGGCGTGGAAGAAGCAATCCATCACTGAAACCAAGGTGTTGAACTGGCGAGCCACGTCAGTACCTCGCAGGCAGAGGTAACCGGAGGTACCGTTACGGAAAGTGCCACCCGAAATCTTCAGCTTGGTGTCATCTTGCGGGGCTAAGGACTTAGGCATGCACTTTACAAAGAAACCGGTAGGCTCCTTCTTGATCATGGAGGCTTCGTTGCCATCGTAGGTCCATTGCCCTAGGAACTCGACATTCAGGCCTGGGGCACCCAATTCAAACACGGCAGCGCCGTTCGACCAATAGGATGTACCCTCGCCATCGAAGTTGGCCAATCGCTGGATGACCGTGCCTACTTGGAAGCGAATGCGACAGTTGGCCAGGATCTGCACAGAGCTGATGATGTACGTCTGGTTGCCAGTGAATTCAATTTCACCGCCGACACGTACAGCCTCGGCTACGGCTGGGGTCCAGTTCCAGGTATTCGGGTCAGCCATGTTCGGCTTTGATGTGACAAGGTGGGCATAATCCCAGATGTTGATTGCATTAGTCATGGTATATCCTCATGGTAGACAAGCCGAGATCCGGCCCGGTTTGACGAATTGAAAAGAGAAGGGGAAGGGGAAGGGACACTTATCAATGTTGATTGATAAGCGCTGATGGATATCGATCTACAGGGAGTAGATACGTTTGTGTTGCCGCTATGCGCCTCAGGCGCTTAGTACTTCGTGGTGCATCGCAAGCTATAAAAGTTATTGCCCGGATTTACCGCAACAACCCTCAGAGCAGCCATATACGACACAGCGCCCTGAGGGTTTCGTTAGTTGGAGCGATTGAGAAGCAGGGCTTCTTTTTTGGCAAGTTCACGTGAGTGCATTAACACTGATTTTTGGGAATGGTCTAATCGCGTCAGTGGCAAGCGTATTCCGTGTTGGGGCAGTCCGCGACCATGCAGTGCTTATTTGTGCGCATCTGTGCTCAACACCCGCCTTATACATTCGACAGGTTCAGTTGATTGCCGCTTGCGCAGGCGACGGGTTTCTCAAGGGAGGCAGCACTGTATGAGCACGGATGGCTAGGCTCTGTACAAAAATGGCCATACCGAGGTTGCAGCACAACTCCAGAAACGAAAAAGCCCAGCTTAATTGCCGGGCTCTCAAATGCGCGCTTTCCTTTTTCGTCACTCTTAAAAACGCGCAGGAATGACAGGATGGAGAAATAATCGGCCATGCGGCCAGTAGATGTCAAGCGGCATTTTCCATAGACAGGCCTTCATGGTTAAGGATGGCTCCAGCTGCTTCCAGGGCCTCCCCTACCATTCCCTCCAGCACGTCTTCGATGCCCTTCTTCCATCGGCGTCGTGTGCGCTCAGGGCGGGCATCCGGGTCCCACCGGTTCATGTCGTAAAACTGGGACGGCAACACGATAATGTCGTTCGAGCGCTTGCCATCGGCGCCCTTCATTTTGGGAATCGCCCAAGCGGTAATAGCGCTGTTGATAAACAGCTTTGGCGCATGTGAGGCAACCATTGGGCATAGACGACCAATCGACTGCACCTTTCGGCCCTTATGTGTGCTGAACTTGGCCACCAGCACATCCCAATAGCGTGGCTTCAGTTGGCTATGCAGCCGGGCGAAGACCCAGCAATCAGCATCCATCCGGCTGATCTCACCGCGCTTTACCGAACCGCTCAGGATGGCCATGTCATGGCCGTTTTCGCTGCCGGGCTCGTAGAGCTTCTGCCAGGCCTGCTTACTGGTGTTGTCGATCGCTTCTGCAGCTAGGGCCGAGACGACCGCCGCGAGTACGCTGCTGTAAATCATGTCCTTCCCCTTCAATCCCCGGTTTAGTTGGTGCCGCCGGCGCCCAGCCGGCTGCCTTCCTGGTACTGCGCCTCTGGCCCAGTGGCCCGAGCGCTCTCCAATTGCTCAATCTTCTCCAGCGCGGCCCGCAGGTTCATGCCCAGCTGGGACGCCAGCTCTTGCAGCAGGAGGGGCTGGCATTGCGCACGCTCGGGATTCGCACCTGGCATTTCCCGAGCGCGTGCGGCCCTCGTCACCTTGGACTGACGCATGGTCAGATGCCCTCCCGGCCGCGATGGGATGCCCAATCGAACGGCAAGGCGATGCCGCCACCTTCGCGCAACCGATCGGCGGAGCGCTCGCCCATTGCGGCGGGTAGTTCCTTCGCTCCGAGGTTGGAAATCACGATGGTCGGCAGCATCCGCTCATAGCGCCCATTGATGATCGAAAACAGGCGACTCAGCTCGAAATCGCTTGGGGCCTCCTTGCTGGCACCGACCTCATCGAGTACCAGTAGCGCCGGGCGGACCAGCGCATCAAGGATGCTTCCCTCGGTCTGGCCTGAACCGCCATCGAACGTCGCGCGGATGGACTGCAGAATTCCTCCGAGGGTCCGGTAGGCAGCCGTGTGCATGGAGTTGGCCATGACAGCCTGGGCTATCGACACCCCCAGATGCGTCTTGCCTGTGCCAGGGTTACCCACCAGGATCAGGCATCGGCCCGATGCCAGGTTGGCTTCGAATTCGGCAGCGTACCGCTCGCAGCGCGCTTTGACCTTGTGCTGGCCGTCGCAGGTTGCCGCATAGCTGTCGAAGGTCTTGTCCTTGAACCGCTTAGGTATCAGGGAGCCCCCTAGCTTGTAGGCCAAGTCCACACGCTGACGCTTGATGTCCTCGGCCTGGGTCTTGGCAATTTGCGCTGCCTTGCAGCCAGGGCATGGCGAGCGAAATGTGTGACTGAGTACCTTGTGTGTGGTCGCCTCATAGGGGCCGTGCTCTTCGCATACAGCCATCGAAGTTACTTGCGGCCCGGCAATGCTGGACAGGTGAACCTCTTTTTCAGAACGCATACGAGCCATCCTCCCGCTCAATCAGGCCATCGCGGTAGTCGCGGTCGTTGAAGCCGTGATGACGGCTGCTGGGTTTGCCCTGGGCGGGCAGCTGGGAATCTTGTTCGGCGAGACGCTTCGCGATCCAGGAAGCCTTGAAGCCCTGCCACCCAGCGGACAGGGCCTCGGTCAACGCGGTGGAAACGCTGATTCCCAGATCTGAGCACGCCTTCAGTTCGTCGTTGAGCGATTCCCAAACGGTTTCTGTGATGGCGGCCTTCTTCGCCTTGCGCAGTGCCATCCAGTCCTTGAGCAGCGACTCAGGCAGGCCATGCGGGTTGTTGGCCATCAGGTCGCGAATCCCGAACGGCTTCTTGCGATCAGGCTTGCCTTCGGGCGTCGTGCCAGGCTCATCTTTGGGGGGGGATGTAATCTCTTCCGAAGGAAGAGTTACATAGGGGGTTTCTTTCTTAGAATAAAGAAGGAAGTCGGCGTTTTTGGTCTGTCTCGCCTCATCGCCGAATCGGACTACTTCAGCCGAATCAACCGTCTTGGTCTGTTTCGGCTCAACGACATAGACCCAGTCTTTCGGATCGTTAACACCAATGTCGCCCCTGGCACCGCCCTCGCGGAACAGCACGCGGCGACGCAACAGGCTGGAAACCGACTTGGATACCGTGTCAGGGTGAGCGTGGATGGCTTTCGCGATGTCGGTAGCCGGGATGCGTTGAGCGCCCGCACCGAAGTTGATGGTGGCCTTGGCCACGTACAGCACAATCTTCATCTCCCGGGCCGGGAGATCGATAGCCAGCAGGCCATCCATGAGCTGGTTGTCCATCCGGGTGAACCCCCTGGACTTATCAAGTGGGACGATGCTTGTCATGCTTCATCTCGATCTAAAGCTGTAGAGAAAGCCGCCCTGCCAGGCGGTTTTTTTCGTCTGCGTTTTCCGCTACTGAATGGATTCGCTGGTGTGGAATCTTCTGGTTTCGGTGTACGCATTGCCAGATTCGCGGCTGACTCGTGTTGCATCTCCTGGCGAGTTCGGCTTGGCCACCGGCCAAGCGCACGACCTCGTCAATGGGTCTTTCTGTGTTCGGCATGTCTGCGTGCCTCAATGGATCGCGCACTCGATGATAACTCAAGTTATCAGAAAGGCAAACAAATGTTATTTGATGGCTAATAACTTATGTTTTATCTTTGCAGCCATGACTAAAGCCCCCGAAATGCTCAAAGACCGCATCCTGGAACGCCGCACAGCGCTGGGCCTTAGCCAGGCTCAGCTTGCTGAAAAGGCCGGCGTCAGCCAGGTAACCATCCAGCACCTGGAGAGCGGCAGAAATTCCACCTCGAAAAAGCTGCTTGAGATCGCCAGGGCGCTCGGCGTTACGGCTGAATGGCTGGGCTCTGGTGAAGGCCGCTCGCGAGCTTCGAGCAATGTCCAGGCATCCAATGTCGAGCCGGAGTCGTATAGGTATCCGGTGATCAGTTGGGTAGCAGCAGGCGCGTGGGCCGAAGCCGTTGAGCCTTTTCCTCCGGGTTACTCCGATCGGTACGAGATGTCCGATTACGACTCCAAAGGAGCGGCCTTCTGGCTTGAGGTGAAGGGCGACTCGATGACGTCGCCAGTCGGAACCAGCATCACAGAGGGGATGCTGATCCTGGTAGACACCGAGGCTGAAGCCACTTCAGGAAAGCTGGTGATTGCCAAACTGGCCGACAGCAATGTGGCGACCTTCAAAAAGCTGGTCGAGGACGGTGGAAGGCGCTTTCTAAAACCGCTGAACCCGGCCTACCCAACAGAAATGTGCATGGAAGGTTGTCGGATCGTGGGAGTCGTTGTTCGAGCCATGATCAAGCTGTAACGTTTCCACATCCAAAAAACCGGCTTTGACGCCGGTTTTTTTGTGCATTGATAAAATAATCTGCTTGAAGTGTTGACCCGTAAACAATCTTTACATGCTGGAAGAGATTGCAAAGCAGCTCAATTAAAGATAACTGTATGCACATACAGTAAAAGGAGTTACCTGCAATGCTTCCCCTCGCCTTCTCATATTCTCCGGTCCTCTCCTACGAGAGGCTTGGCCACAGGATTCAACAGGCCATCTCCTCCCCGCACGTGCAGAAAAGGCAGTATGTCGAGGTAAAGCCAATACCTGGAGACTCCCCTGAAGACTGGGATCGGCTCATCACCGACCTGGAAGAGACATCCGGCATCAAGATCGACCTACTGGAATCAGGCTCGATCCGCATCGGATGGCGAGAATTCACCGAAGGATGA